ACTTAGGTCAATACCTGAGTCATTATCTCCCCCTGCATTGACGATTGTATCTACTTTAATTTCACTTGCCATTATGCTAAATCTCCGTGTAAACTTGTTGAAGAGCTTGTTAAATCTCTATACGCACCATCTGAAATACGAGATACAATAATTGGCATCTGAGATGTTGACCTGCTATTGTCATGGTCTTCAGATATTCTACCCAGACTTACTCCTGTTTCACCTTTGGCTGTGCCACTACAAGAATAGCCAGTGTTAGAAAAAGCAGAAGAAACATTTATTTTGTATTGTCCAGTTGTGCTATCTGTAACAGAGCTTATAGAAAAACTGTCAACGGTAGTAGGTGTTGATTGATTGTAGTTAAGCCAAGCCTTTGCCAACCCCTGCTGTAAATTAGTAGTCGCAGATGTACCTTCACCCAAGACATTTATACTGCCACCTGTGGTACTACCTTTTAAATTATCTACTCTAAGTTCACTGGTCATAATATTGTATAAAATCCATTAACTGTTAGTGTTGCTGATGCACCTACTGTAATAGGTCCTGCTGATAGGGCATTGGTTGTGCTACTAATTGTTATGTCAGCACTGATTGTCTGACCATTGGTTCGTATGATGCTATCATTACCTAAGAAGGGATAGCGTGTGTCAGACTCAGACTTGGTGTAGCTGTTGGCTATGCTAAACGCATCATATACCACTATCTCGACAACATCGTTTACAGATGCACCTGTAACTAAAACCACTGTCGTGCCTGTCGTGGATGTGTAGTCTGTGGCAGGTTTGAGTAGTATGCCATTCTGATAGACATCGACATACTCACCATCTGCATATGTGAGCGTGTTGGAATTAGCATCCGAACCAGAGAAAGATGTCTGCCCTGCTGTGGCTTGGTATATGAAGCGTGTTCTAACGCCTTGGTTTGGTGCTTTTCCTATGTAGGGCATTACTGTTTTATCTCCGTTGCTGATATCTGTGAAATTCCGTATTCAATATAAGGTGCGTCTTCATCCGTAGCTACTCTGTTTATTGTAAGAGTATCTGTTCCAGAACCATCACTATAAACTCTAATGGCTAATTTATAGGTTACTTGGCTTGTGGTGCTAGGAGTGTCATAGTCAAATATACTGGCTGTTTCTGGAGTAGAGCCAACATCCGTTCCTTGAAATGTTCTTGTCAGCATACCATAGCCATAGTTTCTCGTACCCACCGCATTTTCATGCAATTCAGTCGTATCCCTCATAAAAGAAAGCATATTATTGTAGGTATTGCCCTCTTCTCCAAGTTCGCCAAAAAAATGAGCATCTAAACGAATTAAACTATTTGAAAACTTTGGTGTAATATTAACAGACAATCCAGTTATAGCTACAACTGTGTTTTGGGCAAGAGCTTGTGTGTTGACGCTTGTGAGTCTTGTTCTTTGAACTTGTAATACTGCTCCACTTGGGTATGCACCATGTCCTAATCTCGTTAATGCCACTTCTTACTCCTAGCTTGGTTTAGTTGGAAAGGTTACGCTACTCATGTCTAATCCACCATTACTGTCTAGCTTTGGTTTTGCATCTTTTGTAATATCCCTTAGAGCTTGTCTGTAGGTTTTCCACTCATCTGCCATTGTAACGTCTGAATTTGCCATCCAGTCGCTCTCTGACAACATTTGTGTCCTTTTCTCCCTTAAAACTCGCATAGGCTCTGCATCCTCCAATTTCTTCTTCTCATCGCTTACTTGTTTCCAAGTAACTCCCCAATCTTTAGGGTCTGCACTCTCAATTGCTGAACCATTTTTATCTGCTCCAGTAACCTTGCGAAACATTTCATTGAATTCTTCAAAAGATTGTGGCTCTCCTCTAAGAACCCACTCTGTAACTCCTAAACTCGTTAATGCGTTTGCTATTGTTGTCATTTGTTTTCTCCTTATCCTGCTATTTCCATTGCTGTTATTGTTGAAGATACCCTTGATGAATGAACAGCATCATCATCAACATGATTTCTATTTACTGATATTTGATCTCCTCTGGTAAAAATCTGAACTTTATAATTAATAGCACTCGTTGTAGATGGACTGTCTAAATGATCTATTGCAGCTTGTCGCAAGCCATAATTAAATGAAATAGATAATTCCATCATACCAACACCACGACTTCCAGAAGCATCTCCAGAACCTATTTCAGTAGTTACTCCATCAACTACTCTAACTAATCGCATAAGACATCCAGTATTCGTGTTTTGATGACAAAACGATAATCTACCAGTTAAAAGAACCTTACTACTACTATTTGAAGGAGTTATATTTACATTCAATCCAGTGCAATCCACAAAACTGTTAGTGTTTGTAGTAAAAGTATCGGTTTTTGTAGTACTTACAATCTGTATCACATGATTTGGAATAGCCACTGTTCCTGCTGTTGTCTTACCCTGTATTGTGTCTACTGATAGTGTACTCATTGGGCAATCTCCATAGCAATTATTGTACTTGTAAAATTATTTCCTTGTTGGCAAAAAACATTTCTCCCATCATAAAATGATGCACATTGGGTTTTATATGTAGTTGCACTTGTTGTTGAAGGTGAATCTAAAAAAGTTATCTCTAATTGTCCATAACCACCACCATCACTATAAAGCAAATCATGGTGTCCTGTAGATGGACTTGGTTTATAAATAATTGTTGATCCCCTAAGTAATGCTAATGAACATCCACTTCCATTATCTGTTTCTAATCGCACACCTTTTTGATTTGCCATAATTAATACTTTTGATGTAGCCAACTGAGGTGTAATAGTTACAGAAAGTCCAGTATCAGCATAAGCGTTAGAGCTATGTGCAGTTTGCGTTGAAGCCGTTCCTTGAACTACCTGCACCACATACCTATTCGTGCCATCTGCTGTCTGTCCTCGTATGCTGTCTACTCTTAATGTACTCATTGTTTATCCTATGACGGTTCTTTTGGAAAATCAGATTCGTCTATCTTTGGACTATTTTCCACAAACTTAGGGGTAACTGTCTTTGTTAAATCTCTGAGTGCTTGTCTATATGTTGCCCATTCTTTCTTTTTTTCCTCAGACAAAGGGCTATCATTAGCTTGTGTCCAATCACTATTTTTTAACTTATTATTTCTTAAATCTCTAAAGTGTCTTAATGCTATTGACATATTATTACCCTATTAAATATCCACCAAACCTAGACAAAGTACCAAAAACATCTGTTTGCGACCCAAAACATACTTGTATATAATCGTTTGCATTTAGATTTATGACTATTATATCCGTTGCTGTTGAATCAAGTCCAGCATCCTCTCCACTTTTTACAATAAATCCCTGCTGTCCAGAGCCTTCAATATCAGAGCCATTTTTCCTGAATTTAAAAGTAGAAGTTGTGTCACTGTAGTGCGTATAACAGTGATAGTATAAATAATACATTCCTGAGACTGGAGCTACAAATCTATTTGTGCCTGTAACAAAGTTGTTTTGTAAATCAAAACAATCGAAAGATGAAACATCATCGAAAGGTATAACTGTTCCATTAGCTCCATTAGTCCATGCAGAATTATTGTACATTGCTAAAAACGCAGGTTTAACAGGAGTAAAAACTCTGCCAGAACTATCAATAGTCTGAGCCGTAGTGCCATTTGTGTGCTTTATGTTCTGTACTAGGAGATTACTCATATGATTGCTAGATTACCCCCAGAGTTTACTGTGATGGTTACACCAGAAGATACTGTCAAAGGTCCTGTGGCTGTAGCATTCTCTGTAGCTTCTATGGTTGTATTTACATCTACAGTTTGTGAGTTGACTCTAAACATACCACCATTCTTAAAGTTGCCTTTGTTCTGCGTTGGTATCGTAATACTTGTATCTGTTGCACCAAGATAAATTACAAAGATATTACCTGTGCCAGTTGAGGGAGCTTCTGTAAAAGTAAGGTTTGTACCATTAGGCACTGTAAATGCGTCTACACTCTCTTGTATTACACCGTCAACGCTGACTACTATATCCTCTTGAGCTACAGTCTGGTTTAACGTAAAGACCGTTGTAGAGCTATCTCCGTTGAATTCCTGAGTTGCAGGTCTTGATGAAAAACTAGAACCAACTTGACTTCCTATATACGGCATTATGTTTGCTCCATTATTCCAATGATTGTATCAAGACTGTTGGCTGTGTTTGAAGATACTTGCAAACTATGTCCTGCTTGCATGATGGTTTTATTTCCTGCCATAAATTCAAAAGCACTTTGGGCAGGTATGGGTATGTTAAACCCAAGATGACCTGTCTCATCGCCTATCAATCTTATTTTTACATTTATCTGACTTGATGTAATATTACAAAGATTGATGCTTAATACAACTGTTGTAGTGTTTGCAGGACAAGTATAAACAGTGGCAAAAGCATTTGCTGATGTCGAACTGCCATCTTTTATTTTGTTTTTGAATGTATTAGGCATATTGTTATCCTACATCATCTAATAACGCACAAACTAAAACCTCTGCTGTGGATGCTGATGATATTGCGTGTATGTCAGCAACTGTTGTATTTGGTAATCTTGCACAAAAGAACTCATTGGGACCTATCGTAATTCCATCACCTGCTGAAGAAGATGCTGTGCCTGCATCCAAAACTATATAGATACTCCTACTGTTTGTGTCGATATTCTTAATAAATATAAAATTTACTTTATCACCTGTTGCTACGGCTGTTGGTGCTGTGTCATCATCAACGGCAGTGTAATCCGTGTAATTACCTGCTAT